ATTTGAACTGGTTGTTGTAGAACACGACCTTGCAGCTCTCATTGAGCGTCAGACCGTGTCCGCCGCAGTCCTGCGTGGCGATGAAGAACCGGCGGCCGTCGCGAAATCTGCGCAGCTCAGCCTCCCGCTCGTCGGGCTTCAAATCGCCGTAGAAGCAGCATGCCTCGTCGCCGAGAGCTGCGGCGATCTGCCGCACGTCACGGCGAAATTTGGCGAAGATGATCACGCGTTCATTGTCCGGCAGCTCCGCGATGGTGGCCTGGAGCTGCGTCACGCGGTCATGCTCGTATTCATGGACGAATTGCGTGTCGTAGTCATCGGGATCCCGCCGGTTCCAGAAGCCGGAGACGATCTGCTGCAAGGCCGTGAACAGGCGGAAGATGACATGGCCGTTGAAGTCGGCCTCGTCGGCGATCTGGTCGAACGCCTCCTTCTTCGCCTGCTCATAGGCGGCGCGTTGCGGCGCGGTCATGGTGAAAAAGCGCGTGGTGCGGATTTTCTCCGGGAGCGGCAGACATTCCTTTTTGGTGACCTGGTAGGTGTAGGGCGCGATCTTGGCGGCGAGCCAGGCGGTGTTGTGGCTGCGCACGATCATGCCGGGATACTTGTCGCTGTATTCGAGGTGGTTGGCCTCGAACTGGTGGAAGGACTTGTAGCCGAGGATGCGCGTGTCGAGGAACTTGAACTGCGCGTAGAGATCGACCACGCCCTGGGTGACCGGCGTGCCGGTGAGGATGTAGCGGTAGCGGGCCTGGGCGGCGATCTTCGTGCAGCGCAGCGTGCGATTGCTGCCGTGGCCTTTGATGTAGCTGCTTTCATCCACGATGACAAAGGTGCGCTCGTCCGCCAGGCTCAACGCGGCGAGATAGACGCGGTCGCTGCTGCTGAGGCTCTCCAGCCCGATGACATGCCACGCGGCGGGCGGGATGGCTCCCTGCTCCGTCTTGTGGTCGAAGACGTGGACGCATGGGCTGGCGACGTGCTTGTGGATCTCCTGCCGTGTTGTCTCCTTAAGCGAGACAGGGCAGAACCACAGCACGCGGTCGATCTTGCCGGTGAGGAAGCGCAGCCAGGCCAGCTCGATGATGGTGCGGGACTTGCCGAGTCCCATCTCCATGAACAAGGCCCCGACCCGCAAGGGCCGGAGCTTGTTCACCGCCGCAGGCTGGTGCGGCATGAGGACGGTCAGGAGGCTCATGATTTAACGTTGGTTGCGATCCATGAGCGACAGGCTTCAGCGGCGGCCTCAACACTGTCTCGCATCGTGCTCACGAAGCTGACGGCGCCGGTGTCCAGGCAGAGATCAAGTGGTCCATCACCATCGTGGCCTACACGGATCACCAGGATGAATTTGCCACCAAACTCATGCACATGAAGGCCATTGGTCTGATTCTCGTTCTCCCAACCTGCGGTTGGATAATTCATGTAACCGTAAGCACGCATGTAATCCTGATGCGACCACTCGAACTTTTCATGCATGTAACAGAGATCTCCGACCCAATGCTTGCCGTCGTCTCCGACGAGCACATCACCATAGTGCCCGATCCATATTTCACGATGCGCACTGTCAGCCTTGAGTGATTCAAGTGCAACCTTGCAAAGCTCGCGACAATTTCTCTCGATGATTGATTCTTCGATTTTCATGGCTCAAGCCTCCGTGAGTTCAGGGTTCACTTCCACGCTGGCTGGCACCGGCAGCTCCGGCATGCCTTCCTCGGCGGTCGGGTTGATCTCGCCGTCGTTGGTGGCGTAGCTCTTGAGCACGATGGCGACGCGGGCCTTGGTTTCCTCGTCATCGTCCGGCACGCGGGGCAGGAACTTCGCGTCCTGATCGCGGGCGAGGTCGTGAGCGTTATTGTCCTCTTTGCCGACGCGTTCGACTTCGAGCTTCATACCGGCGACCTCGGCCTTGGCGTGCGCCAGCTTGAGGAAGAAGCCGCTCTTGCGACGCGGACTGGTGCAGTGATCGACGGTGCAGACTGTGAGTTCCTTGACGCCTTGGGCGATGGCGTATTCGACCGCGCGCAGCACGCCCCAGGACTCGGCGAGGCCGCTGTAGGTGGCGGCTTTGGTGATGCTGATGCATCCCCCCTCACCGCTGATGTCGAGGCCGACTCTGAAGCCTCCGTTGTGGTAGGTCTTCTTTTTGCCGTAGCTGTTGATCACCTTGGTGACCTTGTTTTCAGCGGCGGCGACGTGGATGGTGCAGTTTTCGTTCATGGTTCAGTTTCCCTCTTGTGAGTTCTGCCTGCCGGGCAGTCGGGCGACCGCGTTGCGATCACGAGCGCATCATTGGCTAATTAAATAGCATTGCAATACAATTGTTCAAAAAAACGCCCGGCTCTCCTGAGAGGGCCGGGCGTTATGACAGTCACGGTGACTTCGGGAGGCCGGTCACACGGCCTGTGGTGCTTCGCGGGGTGGATAATTCAAGGCTGGACGCGCACGGGATTCTTCGCGGCGGTGAGGGCGCGGCGCTGGCCGTAGGCGATGATGCCGCCTTGCGCGGCGGCACGGGCGGCGTCCTGGCCGACGCCGAGCCATTGCGTGGTGGTGAGGCCGAGGAAGGCTTTGTTGCCCAGCGCGTCCGTGGTGCAGCTCGGGATGGCCGAAAAAGAGAAAAGAAGGAAAAGAATTTTCAGCGTGCCGCTGATCCCGGCGTCTTTGGCGACGTAGCCGAGGATGGCGATGGCGGCGGGGATGAGCCATTGTTTCCAGTCGGACAAGTTGCCGCCGTTCTGTTGAAAAATGGCGAGGAAGGACAGGCCGGCGAGCGCGGCCCCGATGAGGGTGGTGCGGTAGTTTCTCATGACACCGGACGCCGGGTGTCAAACAGTCCGCAGATTGCGCAGATTTCACGGAGGGGACCCGCCGGCGGCGGATGCTCATGCCGCCGGCGGCGGACGCCCGAGTTTTTCGCTGACGACGACGCGGGTCACGGTCTTGAAATAGTCCGTCTGCTCCTTCGTCAGCGCGGTCAGCTCCTCCAAGCCTTTGCTGTTGGCCTTGAGCGCGGCCAGCAGCATCTCCTCCCGCTCCTGCGCGTCTTTCTTGTGCGCGTCCCAGGTGGTCTGCATCTCGGTCTTGTGCGTGCGCTGCGCGTCAAGAAAAAGCTTCCCCACGAAGATGACGGCGAAGATGAGCAGCCCCTTGAGCCCCATGTCCTCCCAGCCACGCGCCGGGATGTCCCGTCCGGCGTCCAGAGCCCCGGCGGCGATTCCGACCGCCGCCGCGCAAGTCAGTTTAAGTTCGAGCACATGGGAGTGGATCATATGAGGCTCACACAACGGAAGGTCTTCACACCACCGAGCCGTCCACGACGGACACAAGTGGATTGTTGCTGAACGCGCCGGTGCCGGTCTTGTTGTAGAGGTGCGAGCAGTCCGTGAGCGTGCCTTGATTCGCGCCATCTCTGTTCAGCTCGTTCATTGAAAGGAAATGGCAGTAACTCAGCGCGCCGGATGTTCCATTCACAACGTCACCGCTGAGAGTCACTGTCACCGCTCTGCCCGTGACGCGGTTCAACGACCCACCGCTGAAGCCTGAAAGGTTGAGCGTGCCTCCGATGTCCACCAGGAGGTTGTCCACCGTGCCGCCGGAACCTTGTTGCCCCGCCGTGCCGGAGTTGGCGGGAGCACCACCCGCGCCGCCACCACCGGTCACATTGCCTGTGACAACAATGCGCGCCTGCCCGGTCAATGCTACCAACGAGCCTGCCGTGCCACCTTGCCCGCCATTGTAATCCGACGCTCCATAACCATCGCCGCCGACGCGGCCAGAAAAGTCGATTGACGCCGCCGTGAGCAGCCCGGAGACGCGCAAAATACCGCCGTTGCCGCCGGTCAAGCCGTTGCCGTCGGTGGACAAGCCGCCAGACAAGCCGCCCGTGACCGAGGCCGCATCGCACACGACATTGTGCAACGTCATCGTTCCACCCGTCGCACCATTCGCGTCAGTGGCTGCCGTGTCAGGTTCGGTCGAAAGCGTCGTGAAATGCACGCTCTGACAGCCAAGGTCACGCACGGTCAATGCGCGGCCACGGTTGCGCAGAATGGTCACAATGCTCCGCGTCGGGCCAAGACCCGTCACCGCGATGTCCAAATCCGCGCCGAAATCCGCGTCATATCCCGCGAACGTCCCCTCGCCGATGTGGAGCACCCGCGCACCGTCGGCGAGCGCGGCGGCAAAGGTGGCGTAGGGCTTGCTCGGATCGCCCACGGTGCCTGTCGTGTCATTACCGCCGTTGGCTCCGGTTTCCAGCCACGCTTGCAGCGGGAGCGAGATGGCGGAGCCGCCTCCCGCCGGCGTGTCGTAGAGCAGCGCTCCGCTGGCGTCAATGCCGTTGAGGAATTGTCCGGCGCCGCCGGTGTTGCGCTTCACGCCGCCGAGCGTGGTCGCGCCCGGCGTGGGCAGGCGTGCGGCGTCGAGAATGCCGACGGTGATGTCTCCGGCGTTGTGCGTGTGGGACGCGGCGGCTTTGGCGTTGAGCGCGGTCTGCGTGGCGGCGCTCACCGGCTTGTTGGCGTCGCTGGTGTTGTCGACATTGCCGAGTCCGACCTGCGCCTTGGTGACGGCGTGCGGGTTGTCGGCGCGGGAGGTGTGGGCGCTGAGATCGGCGGAGGCAGCCTTTGAGTCCAGCGCGGCTTGCTGCGCAGTGCTCACGGGCTTGTTCGCGTCGCTGGTGTTGTCCACGTTGCCGAGGCCGACCTGGGACTTGGTGACTGCGTGCGGGTTGTCCACGCGCGCGGCGTGGGCGGACTGCGCGGTTTGCAGCGCGGTGTCGGCAGACTGGCGGGCCGTCGTCTCGGCGGCGATGGCGGCGGCGTTGGCCTCGCTGTCTTCGCCGGTGAAGGTGATGACCTGGGTCGTGTCGTTGACGGTGCGGGTGAGGTTCGCGCCCGCTTGGACGCGGGACTTGAGCGTCTCCCAGCTCGTGTTCAGCGTGGCCTCGGGCGCGGGCGTCTCGGGGCGGAAGAAGTTATTGAGGAACCAGATGGGGCCGCCGATGCAGCCCTTTTCGCCGCCGCGTTCAAAACGGAATTCGTAGCGCAGTTCGACGGCCACGGTGGGATCGGCGGCGGCATCGAGCACGGCGCGGAGCTGGACGCTGTCCGCCGGGTTCCACTCGAACTCGTATTGCGGTTCGTCGGGGTCGGAGGTGTTGAGGACGGCGGTGGTGTCGATCAAACTCGCCGCGCCGGTGGCGGAGGTCTTGGCGAGGATGAGGAACTGCGCGGTGCCGTCATCCACGGTGACGACCTCATCACCGTCGAAACACTTGGCGATGATCTTGAGTTGCGTGAGCAGCTTGCCGCCGAGTGATGGCGGCTGGGAGCCGCTCATGGCGGCGTGGGCGGTCTGACGAACGACGTCGAAGAAGGCGGTGTGGATCACGACACGCGCGGCGTGTCAAAGCGGCGGAAGTCAGTAGCCCGCGATGCCGACACGGGTGATGGCTGCGGCCCAGGTTTCGCCCTCGCTGGGATCGGGGTAGTCGATCCAGTCGCTTTCATCGCCGGGAGCGATGGTGATGGGATCGAGCACGTCTTCCTCCGAGTCGGAGGGCCGGGTGAAGGTGATCTCGATCTCCAGCGGCACGGGGCCGGTGTTTTCGATCTGAATCCGGGGTCGGTGGTAGTTCCAGCCTTCGCCTTCCTCCTCGCCGTAAACTCCGCCCAGAGTGGAGCTGGAGTTGTAAGGGATGGCCTGGTTGCGCGGTTCGCTGGCGGCCGGCCATTCGGACTCGAACCATCCCGGCGTCCAGAGGTTGTCCACCAGATCCCCGTCGTCAATCGCGCCGCGCGCGGCGGTGATGAGATCTGAGAGCGGCTCGAAGGTGTCCACCGCCTCCTGGTCGGTCATGGCTCCGTAGTCGAACTCGGGATCGTAGGTGCTCACCGTGGTGCCGTCGCCACACAGGTCGAAGGACTCGCCGGGCGCGATGCCCTGGATCTCGCCGGTCGGGGTGATGGTGACGGTGTAGGAGCCGTTTTCAAAAGTGTAAGTCTCCACGCGTTTTGAAATCCAGCCCTCCTCCTCATCGACGCCGAGACCGCAGACCTTCGAGTGCCCGGAGCGCAACTGCACGCGCAGGATGAGCGAGGCGACGCGTTGTTTTTTCCGCGAGACATGAAAGCCTGAACCGGTGTCCCGTATGCCGCTGATGTCAGCGCTTTCGACGGCGAAACCGAGCCGCGCGCCAGCGGCGACAAGGAAGGCGGCCAGCTCCGCGCGCAGGAGCAGCCCCTGTTTCCCCGGCAGCGGCAGACGGCCGGACGGGCGGCGCATGGAGAGACGCGCGTCATCAGAACGCCAGCGCAGGGCGAGATGCGGCTGCAGCCAGGCGGCGAAGCGGTGCAGGTCGCCACGCTGAGCGAGTCCGCGAGACCGGGTGAAGCGGAGCTGCGCGTCGGGCGCTTTGAACGTGGCGGCCGTGCGGGCGTCGAGCGCCTGCGGCACCTCCGCCCGCAGTCCGGTGGGCTTTGCCTGCTCCACGCCGTCAATGACGACATCCTGGCCGAGCTGCCCGCCGACCCAGGACGCCGCGCTCCAGAGGTCGCGCATGGTGGCCAGGCCACTGGAGCTTCGCAGGCCGCGATAGACGGGCCGGGTCTGAAAGAGGGCGCTCATTCAAGCGTGGACGAAGACGGCGGCGGCTTGTGGGTGAGGATGAGCTGGAAGGTCTCGTCACACTGCGGATCGAGCGCGATGGCGGCGGCTCGTGCTTCCTTGAGCGCGGCTTCCGCCGCCGCGTAGGTGCGCCAGGGGAATTGCTTCGATCCGTGACGGGCGGTGGCGTCATCGCCATGCGTGGGGTTCAAATAGGACTTCATTCGGTGACGGGGATGGAGAAGATGCGGAAGGTGTAGTTCACCGTGACAACCCAGAGATTCGTGCCGGCGAGCTTCTCGCACGGCATGGAGCGGCAGAACCAGCCGAAGGGCCAGAATTTCTTCACCTTCTCGCCGTAGAGCGTGAGCACGACGACGTCCGGCGGGTCCGGCGGCGTCCACGGCTGGCCGACATAGTCGGTGGGCGGCGCGGCGGCCAGCAGGTGCGTGTCGGAGACCTCGATGCTCGCGGCGTCGTATTCGACTTCGTCGCCGTCAGAGAGACCGAGGGAGTCGTTCGTGCCGCTGTCCACCGGCGGGAAGTCCTCGTAGCGATCCCCGATGATGCCCAGCGTGCCCTCCGCGCGCGAGACGGAGGTGGTGACGTTGCCCGAAATGCGGCGCTTGTAGGGCTTCGCGCCCTTGATTCCCTTGAGCACCATCGAGACCTCGAAGTAACCATTCGCCCGGTGCCTGCGCACGGCACGGTCGGTGATGTAGAGGTTCTCATGGCCCGGGATCACGACTCCCGTGATCTCACTGACGATCTGCGCTCCTTTGGAGAACCAGGCGTGATCCGGATCGCGGGTGAAGACCACACGGCGGATCTCATCCCAGCCTTCTTCTGGAGTGGATTCCTCGTAGTCCGTCTCAATGAAGAATCGATCCGTGTCAGCGATGCCTTCGCAGACGAGCTTGATCTCATATGCCTGTCCTTCGATCTCCTCGGAAGGTTCGATCTCGACGATGCGCATGCCTGGCCATCCATCAGGCGCGGTGCCGATGGCGAACTGTTCCCTGGACGGAGCCTGCCACATCTGGCTCAGAGTGTCGATCTCGCGGGCACGGGAAACCAGCTTGTCCGCCTGTAGGCGGAACAAGGTGGCTCCATGAAGGGTGCATTCAGAAATCATGATCAGGATAGCAGTGCAGTGGCGATCTGTCCGGCCAGAGCGGGCGCGAAATCACTTTTCAGATGTCCCATGAAAGAAGACTGCCAGTCGCTGCTCGAGGCGCTGGAGGACTCCGCGATGGCATTCGACTCGTGCCGGGCCTTCAACGGGGAATGCCCAGAAGCCTCCGCCCCGCCCATCATGCGCGAAGGGATGCTGCTGGCGCGGCGGCCGCTGAGTGAATCGGCTCCGAGGGCGGTGCTTTGCTGCCGGTCAAAGCCTGCGAGTCCTCCGCCCATCATGCGAGCGCGGATGCTGCTGGTGCGACGGCCGCTGAGCGAATCGGCTCCGATGGCGGTGGCGGCGGTGCCATCACGAATCTGGTTGCGATGGAACTCATCCAGACCGCTCGTCATCATGCGGCGGCGCTGGACGCCGCGGATGCGGCCGCGCCTCCTCTCCCGCCCGCCATCGCCGTCCGGATCCTCGTCAACGGACCGGCGGAGCGGGCCTGTCTCAGGCACGAGCTGCGCGGCGGCGGCACGGGCGGTTTTCTCGTCCAGATGCGCCGTGTTCATGATCTCCCTCATCTTCTCGCGGATCTGCAGCTCGCGCTCCATGCGCGCGACGAGATCATTGTCACCACGCTCCTTCGCGGCGGCCAGCTTCAGTTGATCCTCCAGATCTTTTTTCGCCTGCTGCTCGGCCTTGTATCGTTCGGCGAAGCGCTCCTGCTCCGCCGCCATTTTGTCTTTCACGCCTTGGATTTCGGCCTTCTTGTCATCCGCATCCTTGCCACGTTTGACTCGTGCCTCTGCCTGCTCCGCCGCGGCGGCGGACATCTGCTCCTCCAGCGCCTTCACCTGCTCGAGCATTTTGAGGACGTTCACCAGACCGGCGGTGTCTTCCGTCTTCTTTTTCGCGGCGGCCCATGCCTCCAGGCCGGCGACCGTCTGCTCGAAAAACAGCCCGCCCTCCGTCGCCATCCGCCCCAGGACGGCTTTCTGCTCCTTCGCCAGCTCGGTAAGCCGGGCCTCTGGATCCAGCGCCTTGAGCCTGGACGCGCGCAACCTGTCTTCGATGGCGGCGGCCTCCTCGCGGTCTTTTTTTGTGTTGGTCGGATTAGCGACGACGGCGGATTTCGTCCGCGCATCATCGGAGAGCTGGTCCTTCACCCAACCGTCCACGTCCATCCGGCTGATCTTGAAAAGCTCTCGCTTGAGATTCATCTCGCGCTCCAGCGCTTCCGCCTCGTCTTCATGGCCGGAGTTGCGGAGCTGGGCGATGCGGGTTTCGTCCGCCGATGATTCCGCGAGCTGTTTGCCAAGCTCACGACGATGTGCCAGAGCCTTGCGTTGCTGATCGGCGTTGAACTCGATCTTGTCGCCCATCTTCGCGCCGCCGGCCATCTCGGTGATCGCCGACATCACGCCGACAGCGGACTGCATCTCGTCATGCAGCGTCTGGCTGCGCGTCGTCAGCTTCTCCAGTCCTGCCACCATGTCAGCGATGCCGCCATGCGCGGCGGCGCTCATCGCCTGGTCAAAGGCGACCGCCTCCTTCTTCGCGGCGGCGAACGCCTCCAGCGACTTTTCCTTCATGGTGTAGAACGCGCCACCGATGGCGATCACGCCGCCGGCGATCATGCCTCCCGATCCGAACACGGACAGCAACTGTGAGCCCTGCTGTGCAAGGATGATCGAGGCTCGGGTGCCCATCTGGGCTTGCACGGCGATGTCCTGGAACTGCATCGACATCATGCCCAGGTTCATGCCGCGTGCGCCAGAGCCGCCGCCACCACGTCCACCAGGGGCCGCTGCGGCGCGGCTGCGTTGCGCCTGTCGGGCGAGAACGTTGTTGTTGTCGAACTCGCCGCCCATCGAGCCGCCGAGGAACTGCGCGCGCAGCGCCTTGCTGGCGACGGCCTCCTGCGCGGCGGCGGCGTGCCGCATGGCGGCGACGACCTTGGTCTCGACCGTCTGCGCGTATTGCGATGCAGCAGCGGCGTTCGCCGTCCAAGGATTCGCGGACTTGGCCGCGAAGAATTGCTGCGTGCGCCGGCCTGCGGACTCCAGCCGCTTGTGCGCGGCGGCGATGGCATCGACCGCGCCAGAACCTTTGCGGCCTTGTTCCTGGATCTGCTCGCGAAACTTCGCCGCCTCTCCTTTCGCTTTCGCGAGATTCGCCTGGTATTGCGCGATCTCCAGTCGCAGTGAGGATTCGATGGCGCTCATGGTGTTGCTTTCATTCCGGCCTGGCCGGCGAGTTTTTCCATGTAGGCGTCCCACATGCGCTGCATGGTGTCGGCGTCCTGGTTCATGGCCCAGAGGATGCGGCGGTTGATGTCCTTCACGCGCGAGGCGAAGCCGACCTGGTTCACCATCGTGATGACGATGCGTTGATCGGTGATCTCCACGCGGAGCGTGCCGGGAGCGGCGTGTTTGCCGACACCGTAAGGGATGCCCTTCACTCCGAGCGCGCTCAACGCGTCCTCCCAGCCGCTGGCGAGCCACCAGACCTGCTCCTGCTCAAGCTGGACGTAAGCCTTGAGGTTCTTCGGGTCGCTGACAAAGAAACGGAACTTGTTGCCCCGGCGGCGGAAGTTGCGGCGGTGATGCGCGCCGTCATCAAACGGCGCGATGATGGATCCTGTGGCGGCGCGCATGATGCCGGAGGCTCCGCCGATATCTCCATGCTTGAGGAGATACCAGAACGCCCGCGCTTCGCCGGGACTCTTTTCCGCGACGGCGTCATAGGCTTCATTTGGCGTGCCGTAGAGACCGTGGATGTCGGAGGCGACTTTGGCTTTTGCATGCGTCTCCGCCGAGCGGCCCAGGACACCGGCATGCGACGGCGGCGTGTATTGGGCAACGGTCTTGAAGACGATGCGGGCGCGTTGCGTCAGGACTTCCTCAGCCGTTTTTTTGCTCGTGCTCATGAGCCGCTCAAGAGCGGCTTCATGCTTCGACGAGGTGACAGTGATGCCTTCGGACATGGGGAATCGGCGGATGAAGAACAATGCGTGTCAAAGGTCGAGATCAGCGGCCCAGTTCTGCTGGCCCTGCTCGCGAATCCGGCGGACGCGCAGGAAGGCGCGGCCCACGGCGGAAAGGCGCGGATCAGGCCAGATGAAGCACTCCCCATGCAGAATGCCGCTGGCGTGGATGGCGGACCAGCCTTCGACGAGGCTGATGTTCCATTTCAAATCGTGCGGGGAGGCGGCGGTGATGGCCCGTGCGAGGAGGACGTAATACTGCCACTTCGCTACAGGCTCGGCGCGTTTCCCTCATCACCTCCGCGTCCCATGCGCTTCACGCGTCGCATGGCCATCACCTGCTTGTGCGCGTTGATCATGTCCCAGACGAAATTCACGGCGGCGGCTTTTTCCTCCAGCGTGCCGCCCGGCACGTTGGTTCGTTCGGGCTGGAAAGTTTTACGCCCGTCATCCTCAATCCAGGCGGGAATGTGATCGGCGAAACCCCACTGGCTGATGACGCTGAGCAGACGCGGGCGCTGGCGCTCCCAATCGGCGGGATCGTGATGCGCGAGGTAGAGCGCCTTCACCGCCCAAGGGAACATGCCGTGATAAAAAGTGACGTCGCTGCAACTGCCGATGTCCGGCAGTGGCACATCGGCGGCGCAGAGCGCATCGAGCAGGCACTGCCTCTCCTCGCTCCACGGCTTGAGCTGGACGCCATGCCAGAGGCGGTTCGCGTCCTCCTGCACGACGGCCTCGCGCGCGGCGGCGGCGGATTGTTCGATGGCGGTGACGGCTTCGGGGGAATCAGGCGGGGCGGTGTTCATGATTGTTGGGGAAGTTGTGAGACGAGTTGTTGTTCGAGCTTGCGCAGACGGCGCTCGATGTCGCTCTCCGTCGCGGAGGGGCGGCGCGGACGCCGCACGGCCTCCGCGAAACGCTGCCAGTGCGTGGCGATGCGGTCGCCGCCGTCCGTGAATCCGGCGTCGTAGATGGCGGTGATCACGTCGTTCAAATCGTCCGTCTGCGTGACGGAGATGTGGATGTGCGGCAGATGCGTCTGCCGCAGGAACGCGGGCGTGGTGCTGCCGTCATCATGCCTGAGTTCCCCGGCTTCACGGAATCCGGTGAAGCGGAGGAAGTCGATCACACGGGCGCGGAAGCCGCGAGCGTTCAGATCAGCCGCCTCCGCGTCCGTCATGCGCCTTTCGGCCTGGATCATGTCGTTGATGCTGGCCATGACTCAAAAGGGGATGCCATCGCCATCATCAGCGGCGGCGGTTTTGTCAGCGGTGGGTTTCTCCCGCGCCTCAGACGGCCAGAGATTGAGGATGACACTGTCCTCGCCCTTCGCACGCGCGAGCGAGGCGGTGATGGGATTGAGCTGCTCCGCGTCGATGCGCAGGAAGATGCGTCCATCCTCCGTGGTGAAGGCGCGACCGATGTGGCGCGTCCGTGATTTTTTCTCGCCGGAGGCGGTGGTGTATTCACCGACCTTGATGGAGATGTCGTGGGTGTGTGTGGCTGGCATGATGGAATTGGAGCAAGGATCAAAGAGGAGGCGCACCGAAGCGGCGGGTGACCTCATCGATCACACGCCCGGTATGGTTCGCGGTAAGCATGGCCTGCAGGCCGGCGTCCTGAACATGCAGGCGCGGCGCTTTCCTTTGCAGCAGATCCCGCAGGCGGATGCGGCTGCGCAACGCGTTGTAGCCGAGCACGACGGGATGCAGCGGATCGCCCTCGGCGAGCAGGAGCTGGTGCGGATCACGCGGCGTGGGAGCCAGGCTGACGAGCTGCGCGGCGTCCTCAAGGTAAGTGCTGCCATCGGCCCGCTGCAGCGCGTAGCCGAAACGTGGCAGCGTGTAACGCCGGCCGCCTTCCGGGCCGTCGAATGCCAGGACGGGGATGCCGACACCGGCGAGCGCGGCGACGAGCGCGAGGTTGGTGATCTGAATCTTCTCCGGAGAGAAGTTTGAAAGCGGATCGGGCTGCGCACAGCGGCGGTAGATGGTCATGCGCGCGCCTGGGATGCTGCGCAGGTTCATCACCACGCCCTTGTGCATGTCGATCACGCGGTCGTAGTTGTGCTGCGCCCTCATCATGACGCAGAGCGGATGCATCGGCTCGGAGGCTTCGAGAACGCCGCTGTCATAACGACGCACGATGTCGAGCCGCAGGTGGACGAACAGCGGCTCGATGCTGCGCGGTTTGACCATGAACTCCCGCACAGTCTTTCCCGTGCTGACGTTCTGCGCGGGCGCGCAATCACTCGGGAAGCCGAGGGCGTCGAGACAGGCGACGAGCTTGGTGTTGCTGACGGCGATGGTGTTCGCCCTGGCGGACTCGTGCGCGGCGCGGGAAGCCTGCACGGATGGTGTGTCTTCAGACATGGGGGAATCGGCGGGGTGCTGGACGCTTGCGCTTCGCCTTGCGGCACGGCCTCCAGCGGGCCGTCAACCATGAGTGGACGTTGAATCAGACCGGCGCGGCGATGCGCGGGTAATAAGAGGCCGGAGCGGTGATCTCGGAGGGCTTCTCGGCGCTGCGGGACTGCTTGATCTCGCCCATGAGCAGGAGCTTGGAGGCATCGCAGGTAAAGCCGTGGACTACATTGCCGGAGGCGAAGTTCGCGAAGGTGATGACATCACCAGGCGCGGCGGCGGCGAGTCCTTCGTATTGACCGCTGGCAGTGGGGACGACCTCCAGCTTCGCCTCCATGTCGAGAGCGATGACGAAGGTCTGCACCTGCACAATCTGGCGGTATTGCGCCGGTGTCGCCCCAACACCGGCGATGTGGCCGGATTTCTCCACCTTGGTCATGCGGGGAGTGAAGTCGAAGGCGGTGGCGACAACGCCGGTGTCGTTGTATTCGTCGAGATCGGTGTCGCTGAGCGTGCCGAAAAGTCCGTGGGGATCGTAAGCCATGACGGTGGGAGGGTGAGTGGTGGAGTGGGATCAGGGGGCGACGGCGGCGGCCGTGCCGCGCAGCGCGGCCGGTTTGAAAATGCATTTCGTCGTGCTCTTGGCGATGAAGACGGGATTCGGATACCAGCCCGCCGCGATGTCCACGCTTGGGGCGATGCCGCCGGCGGTGCCGCTGAGCACATAGACCGGAGCGCTCATGCTGAGCGTGGCTCCTGGCGTCAGATCGGTGTCCTCCGTGATGATGATGACCTGCTGGCCGCTGGCGGCCGCGCTGCCGGCGATGCCGATGACCAGCGCGGTGGTGGCGCTGGCGTCGGCGTCCGCCAGCTTCCATGTGCCGGTGCCGGAGTCATGGTAGAGCAGTTGGCCGATGGTGATGGAGGCTCCTGCGGTGCCGATCTCCTTCTTCGCCGCGCTGGAGGCGACAAAGGAAGTGGTGGTGATCGAAAGATCAGCGGCGAGCAGAGGCGCCGTGAACGCGAGACAGGCGAGAAAGCGGAGAAGGAACTTCATGGAGTGATGGAGGGGTGAGGGATGACGGGGATCGGCGGATGCAATGGCGGACATGTCAATTCACGCGGAGCGCACCAGACGCACATGCACGTCGAAAGTGACGGCGTGGAAGATCGTGCGCTTCTCCTTGTTGCGTTGCGGCGCGGCCAGGCCGTGATGCACAATCTTGCTGATGACCCAGCCCGCGCGGCGCTCCGACGGCAGGGAAGACAGCCAGGTCTTGAAGCCGGGAATGGTGACGACGCTGCTCTCCACGACATCCTCCATCATGCGCAGGCGCTGCGAGACTTTGGCGACCCAGCCGGCCGCCTCGTCACGATCCGTCTGCTCCGCCACGTCCGCCGCGCCCGCATCGGCGGACTTGAGCCAGGTGAGGAGGATGGCTGAAACGGACACGGTGCGCCGCGCTCCTTTGCTGCCCTCCTCTTTGGCGGCAAACACCATCGAAGGCAGCGACGGTTCCTTCCCCATGTCCATGACTTCCTTCGGCACCGCCGTGTTCGACGGCACGCCTGCCGCGATGCTGCCGGCATCTGCAACGAAATCGCGAAACAAGGTCGCGATGAACAAGTCCGGCGCCGTGTCGTAAATGGTCATGACTTGTGCGGCGAAGAAGCACCGATGACCCAGACGGGCGAGTGCGCCTCATCACCGGAGGCGCTGGTGAGATTGTAGCGGCGACCCTGGTATTCGACCGCGTCGAGGTCCACACGCGGTTTCGCGGCCAGCAGTGACTTGGGAATGTGAGCATCCAACGTGAAGACGTGATCGATGCCCCACTCATCGGCCTGCGCCTTGTTGTCGCCGACATCGATGATGCAACCGGCCAGCGGCGTGCGCGTGCTGCCGGTGATGAGGATCAACGGTTCCCTCGAAGTCGTCGCAAACGGCGAGGCAGCCATGCCTCGCGACACGGCTGCCTTGAAACGTTCCTGCGGAGTGACGGACATGCGGTCATGCCCGGATGTCAAAGACTACGCGGCCTGGTCAAGCTCGGCCATTTTGACGATGGCGGCGTATTCCGCGCCCTTTTCCGCACGAGCGAGCCGCATGTCATAATCGTGCTGGAGGTTGAGCCACAACTCAGGGCCGGTGCCGAAGGCGTTGCCGAGACGGATCGCGGTGTCAGGCGTGATGCCGCGCCGACCTTTGATGAGGTCGTTGACGCGGCTGACGCTGATACCGGTGGCCTGTGCCAGGCGATACTGGCTGACTCCGGCCGGTTCGAGAAACTCGAGCAGCAGGATTTCGCCAGGATGGGCGATGGGGAGGTTTTTTTTGGCTTTGGTCTTGGTGTTCATGGTGTGTGCTGGTTCGTGTCCGGTTTCCCGGACTAGTGGTAGTCCGAAAATTCGACGTTGCTGATTTTGAGCGGCGGCTCGGTGCAGGTGAACGTGATGCGCCATTGGTCGTTCACGCGAATGCTCCACAGCGCGGGCCGGTTCTTGGGCTGGCCGCCAAGCACCTTGCAGCGGAGGGAGGGCACGGCCTGGAGGCTGGCGATGGAGGTGGCGGCGTCCATCAGGCGGAGCTTGCGGAGGGCGTTTTCCTGAAGAGAGACCGGAACGCGCCTGATGATCTTGCCCGCGAAGATGTCAGCCGTGTTTTGGGAGGCGAAGTGAACGATCATGGGTGAATGATACCCATTACCGGAAAGGGAGCAAGTCATTATTTCTGTTTCCGCGTATTATTTTCGCGGGCGCAAAAAAGCGGCGTGGCCCAACCAAAGACCACGCCGCCTGCTAAGTTCCGGCTGCATGAGACCGGTGAGTGGTTATTTCTTTTTCGCTTTGGCGAGCTTGTCTTCGAGTTCGGCGATGGTGGCATCGCGGGACTTGAGATCGGCCTCGTAAGTCGCGAGACGTTGATTGGCGGTCTCCATGCCTTCCGTCAGCTTGCGGAGCCGATCACATTCCTTCATGGCCTCCAACGTCTCGGCCTGCGCCTTCGCGGTCGCTTCGACGGCGAGAGCACGGGAGGCTTCGATCTCCTGAACGAATTTCGCCTCCGGCTCGCTGAAGACGTTGATGATCGTCTTGTCATCGCCTTCACCGATCTCGACAGCGATGCCCGCGAGGTCTTCCGGCTTCACGACGATGTCTCGTGCCTCCGCGATCTCCGCCGCCGTTGGATTGAAGCGGTGCTCACGCAGACGCGAATCCACCGCGACGGCCTGCAGCACCGGGAAACGGGCGTCAGGGCAGGCGTTTTCATTGATGGCCTGCTTGACCTGGCTGATGGCCTGGTCCGCAGGGATGAGACCGCTCAGCACCCGACCGCTGCGGCGGTCGGGTGCGAGGGCGATGACGAGGGCGAGTTTCATCTCGAGGTCAATGAGTCAAGGATTGGTCAAGAGGGAATCAAGCTGCCGGAGTGGAGAGCAGCTTGAGTGCGGCGGCGAGACCGTAGGTCTTGCCGTAATGACAGCCGATGACCTGGTATTCCTTGCCCTTGTCCTCATCAGCGATATGGCGGTATTCCAGCGTGAGGCCGGTTTCCTCGTCATCGACGAGCTGGAAGTCCACCAGCTTCTGGCGGATGCCTGCGGTGGGGATGACAGGACGGAAACCGGTGATGATGCCGGAAGGAGCGCCTGCAACACCGACGAGGTTCGTCTTGAGCGTGATGGTGTGCGTGCCGGTGCCGGTGTCCGTGATGTCCACCGCCGTGCCTGCGACCGCATTGGCGAGGGAATTGGCGAGCTTGAAGGTGTCGGCGGTGAGTTTGATGACGTAGTAATACGTCGCCGCCGCGAGGCCAGCCGGGAGCGTGGTGGCGCTGGAAACCTGCACCTGATCCCCGGTGAGGTAGCCGTGGGCCGCGGCCGTGCAGATATCCGTTGTCGCGGCGGTGAAGGTCTGGCCGGTGCCGTTGTTGGACGGGATACCATTGGAACCAGCGGTGTTGAACCCCATGATGCGGTTGATCACCGCCTCACGCAGCGCCTGGTCACTGCCGGACTGCGACGCGTCGATGATTCCCGCCTGCTTCGCGAGGTTGAAGTAGAATGCCGGGTTCAGCACGAGACCTGGAAGCGGCATCTTCGGCCAGTTCGCCTCCATGCCTTTCTGAGCCAGGTCTGCCACGTCGTTCACGTCGAAAGCAGTGGCCGCCATCGGGGCGAGCGTCGCGTTCGGGAAGTAACCGTAACGCACCACGCTGAAGATGTCCTGGAGCACCTTGAGCGCGAGGCCATGACGTTTGATGAGGCCGTGCATCACCGGGTCGAAACGCACCTGATTCTGCGCCTCTTCGTTGGTGAAGGAAATGCCGGTGACTTTTTCCGTGTCGATGGCGAGCTTGCGCGAGGCGGTGTTCGTGTCGCTGACGAGCGTCGAATAGGCGGTGCCTGGCGTGCGGGTCTGGACTTCGGAGCCGTCGCCAAACTCATAGACCGGCACCGTGATCGAATTGTCGTCGTCATTGCCTGGCGTGATGGGGTCACGGCTCCAGTTGGTGCTGAAGGCACGCAGCGGCGCAAGCCCGGCCTTGAGTCCGATGATGGCGTTTTCCAAAACCCTGGTGAGTTTCAAATCATCGGCGATGATGTTCGAGGAAAACACACCGGCGCGATGCGCGGACCAGGGAGAGGCGGCGGCGAGACCGACGAAGGCGACGAGCCAGGCGGCATGCAGATGACCGGCGCTGGCGAACAACGCGGCGCAGAGCAGCGTGACAATAATGAGTGCGGAGTTGAGGAGCTTCATGGAGGTGGGGACGTGGAGATTTGAGTGGATGAGAATCAGGCGTTGCGCTTGTCGTAGGCGTTGAGAATCTGGCGGCGTTCCGCGAAGTTTTTGCACTTGGCGAGCGCAGCCTTGAGCTCGGCCTCATTGGCGGGAGCCTTGTCCTTGCCCTCGTCGTCACCTTCACCGCCTTCGGCGGGCTTGGTGCCGCCGGCGGCGGCGGTGATGCCAGCCTTCACGAGACCTTCGGCTTTCTCGACGCGATCCGTCAACTTTTTCATCTCCTCACCGAAGGCTTCGACCTTGCCGATGCGGTCCGTGATGGGCTTCATCGCTTCATCAATCGGCGTCTTGATGGCGGCAGTGATTTCGGCCTTGAGAGACTCGGAGACGATTTTGCCGATGGCATCTTTTTGGGACGCGACGTGGTCCGTGAGTCCGGCCTTGATGCCGTCGGTGATGAGTTTTTGGATTTCTTCGGGTTTCATGGCGTGGATGTCAGGGATGTGGTTTGCGGGATCGGTGGAGGCTGCGGTGTCAAAGAGCGCGGCGGGCGCGGCGGTGAAATGATCCTGCCAGCCTGCTAGCGCGGCTGCCTTGGTGGTGGCGAGAACTTCATCGGCAAACCCTTTGGCCACGGCTTCGGAGCCATCGAGCCAAGTTTCCTCGCTCATCATTTCACGGATGGCTTTTTCGGCGAGGCCGCTGCGCTCGGCGTAGGCCGCGACGATGCCGTCTTCGAGCTTGGCGATGGTTTCGCCCATCTGTTTTACCTGGTCTGCATCTCCCCATGCACCGCCGGAGACGCGGTGGATCATGACGTAGGCGTTCTTCGGGATGCGGATGACATCACCGGCCAGCATGACGACCGATGCCATGCTGGCGGCGAGAGCCTTCACGGTGACGATGACCTTGGCGGGATGCAGCTTCAGCGCATTGTAGATCGCCCAGCCATCAAGCACTTCGCCGCCCGGCGAATGAATGCTGAGATTGATGGTGGTGATGCCATCTCCGAGCAGACGAAGCTGCTCCATAAATTGTTTGGCGGTGATGCCCCAGTAGCCGATTTCGGCATGGATGGAAACGTCAGCGGTTTTCGCGTCCGTTTTGTTTTGAGCGATGCTGAACCAGGTCTTGCGCGGCATGCTGGCGGTCGCATGTCAAACCTCACGACCACTTCCGGATATCCGGAGGTGGTCACGCCAAAAAGAGAAATGACCATCGGCGGATATCCGCCGATGGTCATTCCCGCGCATCCGGTGGTGGTTCCTGACCAGGATCACTGTTCGTATTGGCCGGGAGATTCTGGCCGAATTCACGACGCCAGAACATTTCATCAGGAAGTTTGCTGCCGTCGCTAAGAGTCTGCGCCCGCCAGCGTTCGAGGCGCTGCACCAGCTCATTGTCCACCGTCTGGCTCATCTCGCCAGGATCTTCGCCGTTCATGGTCCAGTATTCCTCGTCAGACATCCAGCCGGCCCGTTTGAGCTCCAGGTAGAGTTTGCCTTCGCGACCACGATCCACGGTGATGTTCTTCGGCCCGCGCCATTCGCAGGCATCCCATCCGGTGTAACCGGCGGGCGGCTCCAGCGGTTCGACGAGTGGGAAATCGCGGGGATACCGACCGGCGAGGATGCCAGTGCCGATGATGTTCTCGTAGTTAGGCTGGCACCAGTCATCAATCACGATCATCTGGTTGTCCTCAAAGAAGCGTCCGGCGAGATCCGTGTTGCCTCGCACGGCAGCGCTGCCACTCATGAGGCCGATGACGAGTTCCGTCGGGCAACCAAAACCCTGCGCGTATTGGGCGCAAAGCCAGGCGGCGAACTCGATGGCGCTGGCGGAGTTGCGGCCATTGAAAAAATTCATGCCTTCACCGGCCTTGAAGATGGGAATGGAACTGCCCTGAATTTTGAATACGCGCTGGCCTTCCTTGCCTGCGACCTCGCCGCCTGCAACGGTGGCACCGGCGGCAGCCTGGGCTTTGGCAGCGGCGAGAAGCATTTGCTCAATGTTCGCCGGTGCCTGGCCGTCCTTCGTCGTCATGCTGCCGATGATGGCCGTGTTGAGCTTGTGCGTGATCTTCTCAAAGGCGGCGATGTCGATGGTGTCGATGCCGTGATTGAGTCCGGTGTAGCCCCAAGGGAGGCCGTGGTATTGAGTGGCGCGTTCGCGGTCGTAGATGTGAAGCATCTGCCGCGCCTCAATGCGGCGGGCACGCTGCGCGGATTGGCCTGGCAGCGGATTTTGCAGCACGGAATAGATGAGCGGGCGCCGCAATGAATTCGCCAGAATGCCGTCCTGCCAGTTTTCAGTTGACGTGCGATTTTCGGGGTCGCCAATTTGTTCGGTTTTGATGAGCTGGCGCTGCGGTCGGCCGAAGTCATCGACAACCTTAATCGCGAACAGCTCGCCATCGGTGATCGTCTCGCGCAACACGAGACGCTGCATGCTTCGCTCGTGGTCCTGACCGGAGACATCAAAGGTCTGCCGCCAGGTGGCTCTCTTGTAATAAGCGAGGGCACGGCGGTCGAAATCCTTGTCTCCAGACTTCGGCATGGGCTGCAAACCCCAGCCGATGGAGAGCCGCACCGTGGTATTGATCATGCCACGAATAAAGCCGAGATTGTTGCGCAACATGCGGTGCTTCTTGATCAGCTCCCGGCGCTCACGCGGGTTGATCTCCTTCGCGCTGTCCCAGGGGAACATGACGGTGCTGGAGCGCACGGGCGCGTCCGCGGCGGAGTCGAAGCTGCCGCCGAGGACATTGACAATGGATTTGCGCCAGGATTCAGGCAGAGCGGAAAGCAGGCTCATCGGATGGCTTCGGTGCAAAATTGAGGAACCAGGAAGCCGGGGCGGTTTGCAGCGGCGGCTCCCGCCAACTCGGCTTCCAGCTCGGAGATGACGCGGTCGAGGGCATCAGCCCTTTCTTGCGGCGTGGAGTCCGGGAAAGCGAAGCCCGCCGACTGGCTGCTGAAACCGGTGCTCGTGACACGCTGGCTGTCCTCATCGGTGTGTTCAGCGTGCCGGAGGAAGGTTTCCTGCAGCCAGTTGATCTGGATCTGGAGTTCGTCTCCCGCCTTGATCTTGGCGAGACGCCGGTAGATGCGCTTGATGCTGTCGAGGTCCGCCATGTGACAGGCGGGCCGGTGTCAAAAGGGGCATGGTTCGTGGTTCCAAGCATGTCCGCAAGATCGACAACGCCACGCGGCAGGCACAGAGATCCAATCCACGATCTGGATCTGCCCGCGTTGCTGCCCACACTGCGGGCAGGATGGGACGGCCTGAATCAAGCTCTGGCGACGAGACACATGGCTAATCGCCCTGCGAAGGAGGCTGCTCGCCGCTGTCTTCATTTTTCTTGCGATGGGCCTCCCACCGTTTGTTGATCGCCGCACGCATCTTCTCCGGGTCGCGGGCCTTCGAGGGGCCGGTCACCTGGCCTCCCTTCCGGCCGATCTGCGAGAGGTAGCTCCGCACGGCATCCATTGGTTTGCTGGGTTTCTTCTTCGCCATCGGGAATCGTGACGAGACAGATAGGGGTGTAGAGTTCGGACTTCAAACCCAATTCACGGGCGAAGGACTGGACGCGCTGGAGCTTGGCGGAAGTGGTCATGGGTTGGTTATACTCAAGCGGCTGGACTAGATCAAGCCCTGTGCTTGAAGTTTCTTCAACGCGGTCAGCATGGGTTTGGCCTTCATGAAGGCCAGCAGGTTGTATTTCATGGCATCGCCGTGGTCGTTGACGCCTTTTGGCTCGGCCCAGACCATCTCGAAGTTGTGATTCTTGATGATACGGATGCGTCGTTCCTGGCACATTTCATTGAGAACGCTCGGATCGATCCCGGCGGGAAAGTGCAGCAGCGGTGCGGCTGTGGGTTCGCCACGATGTCTTTTCTCGATGAGCTGCGGTCGCTGCTCAATGGCCTCCTCATAGAGCATCGTCTTGATCGCGGCATCCTTGAACACGACGCACGGCACGGGACGGCCATCTTCGGTGGAGAACATTTCCTCCTTCATCATGTCCGCACCGGCGGAGGCCGCGCCTTTGCAGGGGTAGAGCCGCATGAAGGACTGGTCGGCGATGGTAAACTGGGTGGAAAGACAGAAGGCGCGAATGGTGAAGGTCTTGTGGCCTTCATCCACGAGGCCGGTGAGCACGAAGGGATTCACACGCAGATGCTCCGGTGTCTCGCCCCAGGTGTCCACAATGACGGGCGTGTTCGCATGACGGATGAGATCATTTTCAGAAATGGTCTGGCCATAACTCACGAGCCAGCCTTCATTCCGCTCCACGGACCAGGCCCAGACCTGATATTTGTAAACATCCGCCTGGCGGTCGCTGCCGATGGTGACGAGGTCCGGCTTGATCGGACAGTGGCCGTATTCATACGCTCCGATCATCGCATGCAGGTGGCTTTCGTTGATCTCCACCTCGCGACGGCGGACGGGCAGTCCAAGTCGGGAGCGACGGAAGTTGTCGCGCTTGTCGCTGTCGGACATGGCCTCGATCCATTCGTTCGCGAGCACGCCCCACGATGCTTTCGGGAAGGTGCTGTAGAGGTCGGACACATGGCAGGAAAAGCGGCGCGGCTTCGGCTTGTGCTTGTCCTGTCCGTAGTTAGTCCGCCGCCACTGGCGGTTCGCGATCATCCAGGGTTTGTCTCCCTCGAAGATGCGTCCTTCACAGAACTCGCACTGGAAGCAGGTTTCACGAGCCACGCGTTCGGTGTCCCAGCCTCCATCTTCGGTCTTGCAATGATCGAAGCGTATCTTCCCCCAGGTGATCTCCTGGAAGCCGTCGATCTGACCCGCCTTGCTGCTGCAATGCGGACATGGCACGAGGCACTTGTGCCTCGTGCCCGTGAGGTAGTTTTGATGAATGAAGCCGCCCCACTGGTCCGGCTTCGAGAGCGCGACGTAGAAGCAATCGGTCAGCACGCGTTTCAAGCGATCCGCGATGAGAAGCGCCGGGTGTGACTCCGTGCGCGTTTCGCTCATCTTGTAGGTGTCCGTCTCATCGACGATGGCAAGACCGATGGACTTGTTTGCCTGAGCGCCAACGCTGCCAGCCCCGCCGAGGTAGATGGTGAGACCTTTCAGCGACATGGTCAGGTTTGTCATGTCGTCGGGGTCCGAACTGAGCTGGGATGCGGCACCAGCACACCTTTCCAGCATGGGCTGCAGCCGCTCGGTGCTGATGCGTCGCACTTCGTTCAGCGAGTCGATGGCGTAGAGGATGTTGCGCAGATAATGGGCAACCCAGAAGCAGATCAGCACCAGGCAGGCCAGGGTGAAGCCGCTCTGACTGGACTTCATGATGTAGGCTTCATCGTGTTCGTCGTCGGTGGCGACATCAAAGAGGATTGTCGGCAAAGGGTTCAGATCGGGATCGTATGGGCCGGAGAACTCGGCGGATTCCTTGCTGGAGAGAATGATCTCTTTGCGCCCCCAGTCTTCGACGCGTCCTTTGAACCGTGTTCGGAAGGAGTCGGCAAAGACTGCGTTGACCTCGTCATTGAGCGATGGCATCACGCTTCGAGAGTGAGTTGTTCCTTGTGCGTCCAGCCGTCCTGGTTGAGCCGGTCGAACAAGCCATCCAGCTCGACGTTCATCGCCTTGATGACGGCGCGAACCGTATCCGGCGGCAGCGCGAGCTTGGTCGATACCCGCACAGGACAAGAACGGATGCCCTGGTGCAATGCTCCAAGCTTTTCACGAAAAAGATCGAGCATGACCCGCTTCTCTACCATGCCACCCTGACGTTTCAGGTTCTCATGCTCATCGTTTTTGACCTTCCGATATTCCGACAAAGCGCGGGTGAACGAGCGCTCACATGCTTCGATGCGACCGGTGTCGAGCGGGTTCTTCCGCGCCTCCTGGAGCTGGTTTTGCGCATGCGCCAGGCTTTCGGCGGCGAACCGCACCGCGATGTCATAGCCCACATCGTCGCCATTGAACTCGAACAACTTGGCCGGGGGCGGATCACCATTTGCCGCCGGCGGTGCGGCGGCTGCGGACGAACTGCCCGGTGCAGCGGCGGTGAATTTCAAAAGCTGCGATGGGACGCGGCGGCGCTTCACACGGCCATACCACGCGGCCATCTGCGGCGGGTCATCGAGCGGCGGCAGATCCGGTCCGCCCTGGGCTTCACGACCGTCCTTGAGCCAAGCCTTGATGGCCCGGTCAGTGTAGCCGTAGATCCCGGCATAATGCTGCAACGGGTGTTTGTATTTCTCCCGAGTGATCGACCGCGTGGCGGCCTGGGACGATGGCAAATGACCGGCCACTTCCTCTCTTTCATCTTTGCTGAGCCTCTGCCCTTTGGCCCATTTGATCAAAAGCGAGCCGACGCGGGCTTTGTTCAACTCCTCCTCAGTCAACGCGGGGACCTGCTCAGCGCGGATCATGTCCCGTTCATCGCCGGAGAGACGCCCGCCGTCACTGACGTGCTTCACGACGTTGCGCAGTCCGGCCGCCAAAACCTTTTCCGCGAGTTCTGGTGTCACAGCACTCATGCGATGGGTTTGAGGGCTGCCATCCATTCACAATGGAACTGGAGAGTTTCGGCATCATTGAAGATCACCATCTGCTCCGTGTTGTCGGAGCTGCGGAGGTTCGCGCTGCCTTCGATGACGAAGTGATCACCGGTCTCCGTGGGCAGGCAGATGACCTTCGCATGTGAACGTGAAACGATGATCTCTGACACATCCTGCAAGCGGCGGGTCACATCGCGGAACGTGGTCGTTTTATCGACCTGCGCGAAGTAGTGGCTGCACACGAGGGTGAGGCCGCCAATCAAATCACGCGCACGAAGCGAGGCGAGCGTGTCTGCATTGCCAACACTGAGACCCAGAGTCGCAACGTGGAGATGCCCGCACCGGCCGCGGGCGGCGAGGATCGCTGGAATGAGGTCGCACAAAACGAAATCGCCGCGCAGAACACAATGCGTGCGGCCGCCTGGCTCCGGCAGATGCTCGACAACGGAACGGGCGTTGTCTGGGTGGATCAACTTCCGAATGCCAGCACGGGAACTGTAGTCTTTGGCGGCCTCGCGCCTGAACAGAATGAGGTTTGACGGCAGCGCAAACGATGGCCCTGGCGGCCCGGAGTCGAGCAGCGCTTCCAGGCCGTCGAGACCTGTCTGCAAATCGATGTCATTGAGGTCCATTCAATTTCTCGACTTGGAGTCCGAGGCTGGTCATGCGTTCCAGGATGACGCTGGCGAACTTGGGATCGAGTTCGGTGGCGACACAGCGTCTTCCGGTTTGCTCCGCTGCCGCCAGCGTGGTGCCGGAGCCGCCAAACATTTCAAGCACTGTTTCTCCGCGCTTCGATGAGTTCCATATCTGGCGTGCGACCAGCCTGGTAGGCTTGATCGTCGGATGCAGATCGCTGCAAACATTGCGCGGTTCGCGGATCACGCTGGTGTCGGTGGCATTGCGCAAATGATTGATGAGTGTGATCAGCTCGCCCTTCGAGAGCTTCTTCAAATCGACATCGTAGTCGATCACGGTGGCCTGGCTGTAACCACCCTGCCAGTAGTGTCCCGCCCCCGTTTTCCAACCATACAAGATTGGCTCGTGCTGCCACTCGTAATCCTGCCTGCCGAGCGTCCACGCCTGCTTCACCCAGATCAAACACTGGGCGATGTAAAGACCCGCTTCACGCGACGCGAGCCGGGTTTCGAGACCGAACGAATCGGCATGGGCGATGTAGGCCGCGCCTCCAGGCTTCAGACGTGCCACGCCGGTGGAGAACCATGCATTGAGCAGCTCGCCGTATTCTTCACGCGGCAGATCATCATTCAGAATGGTCTGCGGCTTGATGACCGGCGTCGAACCCGACGCCGCGTGAATCTTGTCGCGCTTCCGCTGGGACGCGTCGTATTTGACGTTGTATGGGGGGTCGCACCAGAGCATGTCTGCTAGGCCGTCGCCCAGCAGCACCTGCCAGTTGTCGGAGGATTCGCATCGTCCGCAGAGCAACCGATGAGGCCCAATCTGAAAACAATCGCCTGGTTGAACCTGCCATTTAGCTTGAAGCTGCTCCGCCTTCGACAGCAATTCCTCGGTCTGCTCTGTGTCGTCGTCTGTCACCGGGCATTCAACCAAGGCCATGAGCGCCTTGTGATCGTAGAGTGCGAGCGCTGCATCCAACCCGGCCTCGTCGATTTCTTTGGCAAGCGAGGCCAGCACAGCCTCCTCCCATTCGCCAAGCAAACGGTTCGCGGCAATCATCAGCGCGTAGTGCGTGGCTTCGTCGATGTCCAACACACTGACATCGACGAGCGTGAAGCCCATTTCCGTGAGCACCTTGAGGCGGAAATGCCCACTTACGAGGCAACCATTCCTCCGGTTCCACACCAAAGGCTCAAAATAGGCATGCTCTAACGAGCGCTTTAAAATCTCCCAGATCTGTGAACCAGGCTCCGGATGCTTCCTCGGATTCCGAGGATGGAGCTTGATCTGCTCTATGGGCAGACGAGCGGTTTCAATCGCGGCGATTCGTTCAGTCATCACCGTGGGCAGGTGTCAAAGGGAAGAAAACTTTTTGACCTGCCCACGCAAAAATCGAGTTGGGGACGATTCACCCGAAGGCGGGGCGGGGTGATGGGAAAAGATTCCTTA